GCGCAGCGTACAAGTTCCAACTTCTCATACAGCGGCTGTTTGCCCTCTTCAACAAGCAGGGATTGCCCGGTGGCGGTTGGACGATCAATCTGCTCCTGTCCCTGGTTATACAGATTAATGGCCGCCAAAACATTGATGTGATCTCTAATGATTGCAGCAACTTCCAGAAGATTGGTCTGGGGCTGGCCCATTGTGAAGACTTCTGTGCTTTCCTTCGGGAGCGAGTTCATCAGAAGCGCATCTCCCATTGTGAAATTCTGACTCTTCCAAAGATCAACAAGTTGGTTGTCAGTGGTTGCCACAAACCAACCCTTGTTAGCTAACGTCCCTGAATCCAATATCATACAAATGATAGCCGTATATGCTCTATGCAAGTTCTGGAGAACGTAGCATAAACTCTGCCCATCCATGGAGTTAGGACGCTTTTCCCAGTACAGAACAATAAACGGACGCTTAAAGTCGTGATAATAATTGTAGATTGCCCTCAAGATTGTACCGCTGCTGTAATCAATGGTTATAATTACGTCTTCGTCGATACCATCCTTATCAAAGTCCTCATTTGTATAGACTTCGTGAATATCAAAGCGATCGCCCTTGATGTCAAGTCCAATGAGGGTTTCCCTAGTCTTGGTAAGTTCATCAACCGCACCGGTCCTCTGAAGTTTATCGAATACCGGATAATACTCCCTGTCCTTAATCCTAGATTTTATAGTACCCTCATCAAGATAAACCCTATGACTTAAGAACTTTGCAGTGTTAAGTTCAACTGCTGTAGCTGGATAGATGAAATCTGTCGGAGGAACCAGTAAAGGGAAAACACCGACCCGCTCATCGTATGTGCGGGTTGTTTCCTGCATCTGTTTCTGAGTTTGTGGCATCATCCCCATGTCTGGAAGAAACTGCTGAGTCCCCATTTCTCCCGGGGGAGGCCCCATCTCCATCCCACCACCGCTGGGAGGCATACCCATCCCACCCTGCGGAGGCATTTCCATTCCACCGCCGGGAGGCATGCCGGACTCTCCCTGCATATCACCCATCCCCGGGGGCGGTGCAAGCGGAACATCAACCTCCTGCCACTCCTTGACCGTCCTTTGCTCAATCAGAAATGGGGTCTTGATAATACCCATCCCGTAAACTGCTGCGTTTTCAACCATTTCCATGAAAAGTCGCTGATTATCAAATTGGTCAAAGGCGTAATCAAGAAATGCCTCAATCTGCTTGGCAAAGTCCTCAAATTCGGGCTTCCTGGGTTGCCCCACCATGACCTTATCCTGCTGAATGACCGGATTGACCAGTCGGGCACGCACCGCCTGGATGGCCTCACGGGTGGTCGAGATATCAACTTTCGCCTGCCACCCGGCGGGTTTATCGAGGCGCTCCATCCTTCCGTCATACTGCTTGAGCCAGTCGGTGCGCATCTTGTCATAGCCCTGGCGGTCCCTGAGCGCATCCTCAATCTGCTTCTTGAGCTTCATTCCATACGTCTGACGCTCTGTGGGATCTTTAAATTCAATATGTTTCACAGGAATAACGTTAGCCATGCTCACCCCCTGATCTTAAAGATTTCAATTCTATCCGGCTCTGCCGTGTTTACATTGCAAATGATATTCACTCGAAGTGCCCCAAGAATGGCGACCAGCTCTCTAATCATCTGAGCCACCTCATCTTCGAGTTCGTGCAGTTTTACCACTTGTTCGATCCCCACCCCGACTCCGCCCTTGTGGCTTCTCATCACTACGTACTTTCCCACTGACTTGTCCTCCAGCCACTTCCCCAGGTCCGTCAGCAGCGTTGTCTCCTTCATCTGAGTCCTCCTCTGCAAAAATGTTGTTTTTCTTGATCTCCTTGATAACGTGCCACTGTCTAATCATTCCCTTCGGAATCTTCATTGGGCGCGCAGTGGCGTGGACCTCAACCTTCCCAGAATCTCCAAGCGTAAGCATCACATCCCCAGCAATCCAAATATACCTACTGGTTTGCATTAACAATAGTCCATATGAGAAACCGCGCTTGAAACCAAGACTGGCTAGTTCCTCACCGGAATAGTGCCACCCAGCCGCCTGGACAGCATCATCCCATTCTACCTCAATGAGTTTCACGGGGCCATAATCCATCAATTCTCCAGTCCGTATTCAGCGACAGTCTTGCCCCTGTCCCTGGTTGTCCAATCTTCTAGTTCATCATCGTCAATGTAGTCTGGTTTATGGCTGATGGGTTTACCGGACCAATAAGGAACGTGATACGCGAGGGAGTCAATCAGGTCATCGTGTTTGAGACCGGTAGACCCATCAGGCCGAGGCTGGAACCCTAATAGTTGCTTGATTATAGGTCCATGCTGACGAGAAAAATACATCTGCCCATTCATCACAAATGGCTGCAATCCTTCGATTCTCTCTGATTTCTTGTTCTTTCCGGCGCCCTGCTTTGGTTTAAGTGGTTCTATCCAAAAGAAATACTCTTCCTGACGCATAAACTCCTTGACGAATGCCGCCAAGCCAAACTGATACCCAACCGACTCAATCCCAGTCTTATTGGGTTTCCACTTCTTGTGCATCTCGATAATCTTCATTGCCTGCAGTCTGGGGTCAAGGCGTCCCTCATAAAAATCAAAACAGAATGCCTTTGCCTTAATGCGGTCCCAGCCACAGACCGTAATCGCAAAGTAGTCTGACTCGGCTGTCTTACCAATTGCCGGATCGACGCACATCGAGAGAAACATTGGGTTTACAGCAAAGTCTTCTTCTTCTGCAACCAGTACTTCTCGGTAGGTCCTCCAATTATAGTACTTGATTCCTTCTTGGTGAAATCTAAGAAGTCCCTCGGGCACAGGTCTGTTGAGAATTTGGTAGGAGAAAAACACATCCCCCATTTCTTCCCGATACCCTTCAATGGTTCTATTACCGAGCCCTTCGGGGAATAAAAGAGCGCCGTCATCCCCAGAGAATCCAAGTTTTCTGGCGTCATCATCGAGGTAGGGTCCGACAATCCAAGTTCTGTGATTTCCGGAGTCGATAATGTGCTGGTAGAGGTCTTGCATAGCCCAGCGAGTGCCGACCACGATTCTAATTCCTTTTTCACGATTGACGAACAGGGGAGAAGAGTTTCTGAACCAACGTACAACACGTTCCATGTCAACTTCTGACCATGCAGCAGTTTCATCAACAACATCGTCAAATAAGTGAACACTGTAGTGTCCTCCAGTTATGACAGAATCGACCCCCCGGGCCGATATGGTGGGTTCGGGATAAATCCCGACGCGTGGGAGTTCGATAGCCTTCTCGCTGAAGCGGTCGTCCTTCTGGGGTACCAGTTCCGGGAAGTAGTGAGTGAAGGCCCATGATTTGATCGTACCCTTGATCGCGTTCATGACTTCCTTCACCTTCTCGGCAGACGCCTGCACGATCAGGATACGAACTTCTGGGTTATTAATGACTAACCATAGGGTCATGGCGATAGTAAGGAGGGAAGTCTTATAGACGACCCGGGGAGCCAAAACCATCATTTTGTTATCGTTATCGGCAATATTCTTCTCCACCCATGCAGCAAGACGCCCGTGGAACTCCGGCGTCATATCAGTGAATCCGCATATTGTCCTAGCGGTAAAGAAAAGAGAGCTGCGGCAGAGACCACGAACTTCTTCATGATCCTGATTACAAACCGGGCAAACAGATGCTTGGTCTATCGGTTTTTTCCTTTCTTATCGTATTTCTTTCCCTTGTGTTCCGGGAGTCTCTTGGTGGAATGCCCAGAAACATACTCCGCCGCCTCCGCCTTACTTAACCCCTTCCTCTTGATACTTCCAGACGCCACTGCCCTCATAAACTTCGCCTGCGCTTTAGACTTTGGTGGCACTCATTCCTCCTTTATAACTCACTCAATTTACCACTATCCTCAACCGCAAGAATAACCTCATCCTCACTAGTTGAGATAATTATCCTAATTGCCCTTGGTGCCCTAAATGACGTAACCAACAGATGTTTCGTGTTCTTCTCGTCTTCCGCATCGGTCGTATACGCCTTTACTTGAACATCATGCATATTTCACCTCATTTCGTAGGTGGATCTGGATCCATGTCCCAGATGTCATCAAAGGGATTTTCAGGATCGTCATCATCGTCCTGAAAAATGGACACTTTATCGTAAGTCATTGACTTCAATCCAGATAGAATCCTCTAGATTCCACTTATCAGCCAGACTCATCCCCCAATCAAACAACTTTAACCCCACCCAAATCAGGGACTTAATCAGTGCTAGTTTCATTGACAACCTCAACTTCAGCTTCAATAGTGGTAGACTGCGTAAGCGCACGTAGCCTTGCCATGACCCCGATGGTGTCTTTGATGGCCTGAATGGTTTCCTGACTTGGTGACTGCTGTGCCGTTTGTCCAATTTCCTTCCCCATGTCGAACATCTTAGCTGCATTCTCTGCCGCCTTTAGTCTAACACCCCCGGGTTGCTGCGGATCCATCATAATCTCATCGGTTATGAGGGCCGAGCGGAGGGCCGTTCGTTGATACAGAGAGAGCAATCTCGCATATATCACTGGACGACGTATCCCCGCATCCCTAGACGCATCTTCAGCCAAACGATCGAGGGCCTTGCGGTACTCCCGATCATGTCGCCCAATTACGTGAGCAATCGTTGTGGGCGATTTCTCCAACCTGTCCGCAAGCTCAGAATATGACAGACCCTCTTCGACCTGGAGTTTAACGATTTTATCCAAAAGAGCAAGCGTAGACTTGCGTGGCCCGGTTCTAGCCATTAAACCGGGGTGCTTATTCGCGTGTGTCCAGGCCCACTTCTCCTTGGGTGTAAGTGGTTCTCCTGCCTTCCACTTGGCCCTTGACCTTGCTACTATCTTGGCAAACGGTTCCTTCATCTTTTCGGTTGGTTCCTCATAGTAATCACCTGGAGTATCATCTGAATCTATGTCCCCAGTCCACTCAACAAGTCTCTCTTCATCGCTCATAGTTCAATCCACCAGTCGTCTCCGGGTTTTAACGCAGGTTTCTTAAGAGACTTTTTCTCTGGTTCTGCGTGGGTATATGTGGGAAAAGGGAAAAAGGCCCCAGTCTTCTCAAGAGCCGCCATAATAATTTCATTCTGTTTCTTATAAAACGGAGATTCCCACTGGGGCAAATCCCACCCAACGGATTGAACTGTCAGTTTGCCTTTATCTTGCATAGGATCTCACTTTCCCTAATAATCAGAATCCTTTCATCCCAAATCTCTACTTCCGTCCCCGCATACTTTCCCACCAAGACCTGCTCGCCTTCCGATATCTTAACCGTGCAATCCGGCCCGATCCCAAGAACAGTGCATATAACCGGCTTCTCAGCAAACGCAGTCTCTGGAATCTCAAGCCCGGCCTCCTTGTACTTCTTGTATGGATCATCCCGTCTCAGTACAACGCGGTCAAATACAGCCTCAACCCCTGCGATTGTATCCACACTGTCATGCATAGGAAAGACATCATCCACAATCATAACTCCTCCTTTACGCTTCTTTTACGATCTCAAGGTATGGCACTTTGTACGTATCATACAACCGCATCAAGAAAACTTCAGTCGAAACCTCGGTCACAAGCCATTTTTCATCGCATCCGGGGCAATGGAGGCCAATCTGCACTGCTTTCTTCTGTACATACAGCGGAGATAGGCTTCTACCACAATCAGGGCATACAAGAGTCGATATTCCTGGCATCTTTTACCTCCTCCGGTCCATCTGCTTCCAATTGCAGCACTTTGAACTCATCAGCACCCATAATTGAGGCTATTTTACTCAAAATGTTCGGCACAATCGACTCCTCCATCAACCAAACATCTCTCCAATCCTCTCCAACCTTAAATTTGACCTTAATATAACTAGTCATTGCCTAAACCAGGTGAACTTGCAGTATTGGTAGCGGCGCAGGTCGTCCACGAAGCTGAATAATTGGGATAAGGAGGATATGCCTGTGGCGATGCCGATGTCGATCCCCCTGGCGATGCATAATATTGAGTCGCTAGTGCGATCCCTGGCACCATATGCTTCACATTGAGCGCCTTTTCAAGGTATTCCTTCTCAACTTCCTCTGGTTTCTTCAAATATCGTCTGATTTCCTTCAACATTTCAGTAACATCCGTGAAAACAAGCGTTTGGCAGCCTACTTTAACCTCAAACCCGTTCAAAACGGCGCTAATCCTGATATCTCTAATCATAATTTTTCCCCACGGTAATCGGACATAGACCATTCGGCAAGATCAACTACAATTCGGTAAAGTACAGTTTGCTCGTGCTTCATCCCAGCTTCTTTCTCAAGTCTTTTCTTAAATTCTTTCAAAATCTCGATATCCTCTTTCATCGTCGGAGCTTTTATCATTTCCTGTTTCCATTTATATACCAATTCACATCCTAAACACTTCACCTTTGGTTT